GATTATTTCTCTTAACTTTTCTCTTATATGATTTTTTACAGTATCGTAACAATCGGCCGACATGCTCTTTACACCAGCTTTCCTTGCAAGTCTCAATATGGAAGGGTTCGAGATCATTTATTCTAAATAGGTCACTTTAATTTAATAGATTAAATAAATCAGGAAATGTCTGAAAAAAATCAACAAAATCATATTTGTACGAAGAAAAAATCGAGATATTTTGAAACGTATATCTCAAGGGTGATTGTTCATGTATCCGATCATACTATTTCATCCGATGCTAAACAACAACTTAATTCAGCGTTGATCAGTATAACAAAGAAGATATCATCTCTCGCTGCCGATCTTGTTTATACAGCAAAACGGAAGATTCTCTCTTCAAAAGAAATTATATCTGCAATAAAAATTATTCTTAATGGAGAACTTCTAAAAAATGTACTATTTGAAGGGACTCAAGCAGTTGATAGATTTTTAATATCACCCGATGCAACACGTGGAATGAGTCGACAAAATAAAGCAGAAATTCTCTTTCCTCCCTCACTTATAGAGAAATTTATTAGAGATTTTGGGTATAGAAAAATTATGGTAAATAAAATGGCACCGATCTATCTCGCAGCTGTACTCGAATATATCACTCAAGACATACTCCAACTATGTGGAGAAATTACCTCAAGGAAAGGAAAGAGAAGAATTACGATTAAAGATATTGAAACGAGCATTAAGATCGATCCTGAGATGAAACAATTATTTGATTTCTGTAAAATTAAATTTCTTAACACTGGAGTAATTTCTTATATCCATCCTAAGCTATTTCCTTCTCTGAATATTGAGAGGAAAAAATCCGACTCATCACTCAGAGAAATCGTAAAATTGCAAAAATCTGACAGACTTCTCCTTTCAAAAAATCCTTTTGAGAAAATTGTAAGAGAAATCTTCTCCGAATTCAAAGAAGGGAATGTTAGAATTTCTTCTAATGTTTTTACTATTCTTCAGTACTATATAGAAAAATACGTTACAGATTTACTCTACAAATCTAATAGCGCATCGATACACGCCGGTAGAATGAAACTGACAAAGAAAGATATCGATTTTATAGTCTCTATATTAAAAAATACGTTTCCAGAGAAAGTAAATGTGGAAAATGAGCCATCCTTTGGGATGCTTGATATTTCTCATCTTCTCAATGATGATTCTGAGAATCATGCAGCTTAAAAATAATTTTTTTTACAAAAATGTCAAATGAAATTCTCGAAGTAAAATCGGTAGAGGATAAAAAAAGGAAAACATATGCTATTCTTATGGAAACTAATGGAGACGAATATGAGAGTTGGTATTATTTTATTCGTTATGAAGGAAACGAAAATAGTCTTGAGCATCTTAAAAACGAACTCGATCGAGTAGGAGATTGGTATATTATCGATGGATATAGCACTTTCGATCTCGAACTCGATCGACGTGTAAGCGAACAGACTGCTAAAGAGATGATTGAAGTCGATCTAAATCATACATTCTTTCATCGAAAATTTGATGGAAAATTAGATAAGATTACCTTTGGATTCAAGGATAGACATAAGAATAAGAGACGAATCAAAATGGTTTACGATATTCTAGGTTATGGCAATATCGATAAATATATCGATGAAGAAGATGTCCCAGATGATTATGAAGAAGAAACGAGTTTTGAAAGCGATTCAGAAGAGGAGAAGAGTTATTCTGAATCGTCTTCCGATTCAGAGACAGAATCATCGTCTTCCGATTCAGAAGACGATTCTAAATTGAATTCAAAAAAGAAGAAGGGTAAAATTCCACCTATGCTTAAGAAGTCAAATCTCCCTGGATTTGCAAAAGGAAAGCAACACCGACGTAAAAAATAATCATATATAATCACGAAAAATAAGAAAAATTAGAATTCCAAATAATACCAGAAAGCTTATAATACCCATGTATGTGAATAATGGAATTCTAATCTTCCTCGATCGTTTCTTGATCGATTCTAATAATGTACTAGGCTTAACAAAATTCAAATCATGTTGAAGAGTACAATCTTGAAACGGAATCCCATTAGGATCTGGAATACATCGTCCCATATAATTTTTAAAGGAAAAAATTGGTTTTCCATTTATGATTTGAAACCAATTTTTTCCTTTTATTGTATTTGCTTTTCGATAAGGAGTAAGGACATGAATTACGAGATACGGTTTATCTCGTTTTGAGAATGATGCTATAATCCTATCTTTTTCTTTATAGAAGAAAAGAGGAGTCGTATATGGAGTCGGTGATGTCCATGTTATAAAATATAGACACTTTTCATCATTGCTAAAAGGATCATAGTTAATCTTTATATCTATTGCTTCTCCACCTTCTTCTTCAATACATATTAGATGAGTATAGAGAGGAATAGGAATAAACATTGGATTTATTACATAGAATATCTCTGAATTTGGAGAATTCTTTATTCTTATATTTCCGTTTTTCAGATAGAGAGGAATAATTATACTTGGATTTTCATTATTAGAATTTTCCATTTCTTTTATTTTATATATCCATATTGAGTTAGTTTTCTTCTTAAAAACTCGTATATTTTTTCTATTTTTACAGTGTAAGGAACCTCGATAAGAACTATTCCATTGTCTCTACAACCTCGTCTTTTCATATCATCTCTATATTTCTGATTAAGAAAAGCTTCCTTGTTCTTGTGAAAATGAGGAACGTATTTATAATGCTGTATTCCAGAATATTCTACTGCAAGTCCTAATTCTGAATTATAACAATCCAATTCTAGATTGTGAGTACCCCCTGTGACATGATTACGAAGAAAATCAGGTCGTGATTTAATAAAATCTCTTCCAGTTAGATACTTAAGAACTCGTCTACATTCTGATTCTCCTTTACTTTCTCCTTTCTTTTTTGTATATTTATTTCTTCTCGAATCACCTGAACGTATTGGATAGTAACAACTCTCTGACCACGTTCCCTTCTTTCCAATTCTAGTCAAAGCGTATATTACCAAAACCAAAATGGATACGGAGATTACAATTTCGTATCCCCATCTCTCCCAAAATTCTTTGATTTTTCCCAGAATCATTTTATCTTAGAAAATAATTTCGATTAGAATTCTAATCGAAATTATTCAAATTTATTTTATTTAAGTGCGGAGAAAATCACATCTAATTTCTTTTTCATACGATCTATCTCGGCTCTAGATTCTTCTAATTGGTTTTCAAGATCTCTCTTCTCACGAGAAAGTTTTTTGTATTTGAGTAGGATTTTTTCTACATGATCTGTTAGTAAAGTCTCAAAATCATCTTTTTCTTCTTTGAGAGAGATAAGATCACTTTCTAATTCAGGAGTTTTTTCCTCTTCCTCTTCTACTACTTCTTTCTCATTCTCTACTTCTTCATCCTCCACATCCTCATCTTCTACTACTTCTTCTTTATCCTCATCTTCATTATCTTCTACTTCTTCTTTATCCTCATTTTCTTTATCTTCACTCTCTTCTTCTACCTCATCCTCATCTTCTACCTTCTCTGTGAGAAGATCTTTATCGTATTCCATACCCTGTTCAGAGACTTTTTTAGCTATCTCATCGTTCAATTCTGTAAACTCTCCATTCTCAAACTTTCCGATTACTCTTCGATCGGTTCTTGATCGAAGAACGAATCCTGTTTCTTCGATCCATCTCATTTCGGTGCCATTAATATTAATCTTTCTGAGTTTAATTCTTTTCTTCGTTGTAGACATTTTCTAAACTTCTCTTTCGTTTAAAAAATATTTCAAATTTTATTTTACGAAGTTTCTCCTTTGAAAAAGAGAGAACTAAAGAAAACAGAGAAAGGAGAAATTATGCAATCACATAAAACAGAATCTTCAAGAATCTTTATTATTTTTCATAAGGAATTTTTTCCAGATTATTACAAAAAAGATCCTAATTTCGATTCAAATCTCTTTCATTTTATGAAAACAGAAGGATATATGAAAAATAAAGATTCTCAAGAAGAAAAACTTTCAAAACTCAAAGAACAATTTACCATTCATAAAGAGAGCGATTTTCCTTTTTACAATCCAAAACTTCAGGAACAGAAATATTTCGCTCCAACTGTTCCCTATCATGTATACAAGAATGGGCTTCATAAGAATCTTTCTTATATCGGATTTATGGAATATGATCTCAGATTTGAATCATCCTCTCGTATTCCGTCTCTAGAGAAAAAGTTTACTTCGTTTACAGATGAGATAAAATATTTAATTAATCTACAGTCTCCATTAGTGATATGTCCTAGTATTAGATGGGAAGTTAAGAAACTTCTATCTCAACATGAAATAAAGATTAGAATCGATGGAGTTTTAACTAATCCAATTCTTGCTGTTATTCTCGATTATAACGATTATTTTAAAACTTGTCATAGACTCGAAGATTTCTACGATGAATATATTCCGACTCAACAATCTTTTATCTCGGATACAGAGACTTTTGATAGAGTATTCTCTTTTATTTCTCATCTTATTGACGAGAATCGATTCGATCCAAAGTTGTGTATACCACGACCTTCAACGATTCTCGAGCGTTACATAGGAATGGCTCTCCTTCTTGATCCATCCCCTTTCTATTCTATCCCTCTCATTCATGAAGAAATCTCTACCAAAAAAGGAAGTTGGAACTAACCATTCTTTTCCATTCTAAAAAATATTTTTTAGAATGAAGAATTCATATTCCATCCTCTATGCTCAAAACATTTCCTTATTATATCGTCTTGAAAAATTTGTCTATCCATAGTTTTTAGCATTGCAAAATCATCTCTCTTACAAGGATGTCTATGTCTACACAAGAGATGATATAACACGTTCTGAGTGTTTAGAAAGTTTGTTCGTTCTATCTTGTCTTTGAAGAGCTCATCGTATGTCTCCATAAATAGTTCAAAATCTGTGAGTAGTTTATCTTTCAGATAAGATATATCATCGGGTTTTCTTCCAGTAAAATTGTAATAGATAAGATTTACATTCTCGTAATGTTTAGACATCTTTAATTCTTTCAGAAACATGAAAATATGTTTCTTCTTAATTTTTCTAAATCTAATCTCCTTTTTATCTCCTTCTTTTCCTTCGAGAAGATGATGATCTCTGAATGCTTTCTCTAATGCATCGTATACCTCTTGAGGTACAGTGCTATTCTGTTTTCCTTGATACTGATTAATACCATCTTTGAAGTGAACAATTCTATCATAAGAATATTTAGTACTCATATTAACTCGATTAATATCGTTATACGAAGTAGCATGAACTAAATTCTCTTTTTGAACTCCACAATCGATACAAATAAAGATACATTCATCTACGATATCAAGATTTTCACTCTTACAATTCTCACATATATTTTTTATTTTCTTCTCAGATGGTGTCATAACGACATCTTCGTATCTCTGTGCTGCCTTTAGAAATCGATTTACCACCTTTTTCTTTTCCTTATTATTTTTCTTACATTTTCCCATAAAAGAGATTTTTATCGGTGTCGAAAGAATTCGTTTGTAATCGGCAATATGCTTTGCCGTGTCGACCGTATAAAAATTTTTTTCTTTTTCTGATTCTATTTTTCTAATTTTTTCTTCCAAATCACAAATATTCTTCTTGAGATCGCTTCGTATACGAAGCGATACGCCTTTTTCTAATGTTATTTTCAACTCCTTTAATCTCTTCTTATACTCAGGAAGGATTTTTTTCTCCTTCTCAAAGTTAGTTTTGATTTTGGCGTCGATACTCAAAATATCTAGATCGATATCTCCCATCGCCTTTTTTATATTAAATCCTGTTTCTACTTTTAAATTTTCTTTAAAAACTCATTCGTGATCCCGATTTCAAAAAAAATTTTTTCTTGATTATTATAAAAAATGTCTATTTGTTCTTCGAATCTAACCTCAGGATTTATCGATTTGGCCACTTTCGATGAGATTGAAAAGTATCTCTACGGTGGTCCCGAAGCGACTGCTTATTTTGTTCGTGAAACAGTGAAGGCGACTTGGTTCACACAGGTTCCTGTAGTACTGTCTCGTTCGACTGGTAGTGCTGCTTTCAATCAAGAGTGGTCTGTAAATATCTCTCGAGCGGGTGATTACTTACTTGCCACTTGGCTACGTGTGACTTTCCCACAAATCACATTAAATGATACCACACCAAGTGGTGATCTCTCTATTAGGTGGACAAGAAATCTGATGCATAACTTGATCAGCGATTGTTGCTTGAAATTTAACGATCTCGATGCTGCAAAATTTGATAATTATCATCTCGATTTCTGGGCCGCTTTTACCACACCGGCCGGTAAGAGAAATGGTTATCTAAATATGATTGGTGATATCGATGATTTAAATGGTGCACATCAGACTACTGGTGCAGGAGCAGCAAGTATTCCAGCTGCTACTCTAAATCTTCCACTTCCGTTCTTCTATTCACGTGATAGTGGTGTTTCTTTACCCACTGCTGCATTACCATACAACGATATGAGAATTCACTTCAAATTTAAGGATTGGACCGAGTTACTCATCGTCGATAATACTGCTGCGAACGGAGGTGCTGTCGCTTGGAGTAGAGCTGCTACCGCTGCCGATCTCACTGGTGGTGCTCCTGTTTTAGTTGATGCTCAAGTATGGGCTAACTATGCTATCGTTTCTAACGATGAGCGTAAAAGAATGGCTTGTGCTCCAAGAGATATCCTTATTGAACAGGTTCAAACTGCACCTTTGCAGACTTTCACACCTGCTACTAATGCTCAACCTTCATACGATATTCGGTTCTCTCATGCGATCAAGGTATTGTTTTTCGCAGTTCGAAATACTACAGTTGCTCCGCAATGGTCTAATTATACTGCTGCATCTTATATTGCTCCGCCTAATGCTCCAGTCGATTTTAGTCCCACTGCAGCGGTCGATCCAATCCTTCAGACTACTCTCACTTACGAGAATACTCAAAGATTGGCTCGTATGGGCTCAGATTATTTTTCTCTGGTTAATCCTTGGTATCATGCACCGGTTATTCCAGTGGAGACTGGTTACCACATGTACTCTTACTCTCTCGATTTCATTTGTTTGAATCCAAAAGGTTCTACTAACTATGGTAAACTTGCCAATGTTAGTATCGTTCCTGAAGCTTCAGCAACTGCTATCGCTGCTGCAACTGGATCGGTACCAAATCCAAGTCCAACAGTATGGTCTGGTGCTACTTATGCTCAGACCTTTCAATTTATTGTAACAGCGGTGAACAATAACATCGCTCGTATAAGCGGAGGAGCTTTCGGATTGAATGGGGGTCCGAAACAGGTGGCTGCTGTCGAAGTTGTGCGACTACTTCGATGGATAAACAGTGTAAATCGTGCCATGGCAACACAAATCTGTATTGCTGTGATGTAACCATCTAGTCCATATAGGGCGAAGCTTCTTAATTGCGGGAACTTCCTTAGAGCTAATGCTACTTCTTATCGATTGGAAACGATCGATAATACCCGGGGTAACGACCTAGGGCAAAGTAAAAACGTATTAGATTGGATAATCCGCAGCGAACTCCTAAAGTAATAACTATGGAGAGCGTTCAACGACTAAACGGAAGCTGATTCGATCGTTTGATCGGGTTCAAGATATAGTCTGTCCTCTATTGAAAGATAGAGGGAACAACATGTCCCAGTGTTGTAATTATACTTATATTTTCTCAAAAATTTCTATTCAATCGGAATAGAAATCTATCATATAGGCATTTCAATCCATTTCAATTCGGTACAACCTTCATCAAATTCATCATAATAGAGATAAACTACTCTAAGAGTGTCTTTTGGAGATTCTGTTGCAGGAAGTTCTAGACAATACTTTAACCATTCTAATAGCTTCTTTTCTCTGATACATTTTCGAATTCTTTTTAGTTTTCCTTCTTTGGATCGATACGAATCTGGATTATAGCGAATGAACACGGTAGGAGCTTGAAGTGTCTGAGTTATATTGATCATTCTTGCAGTTTCGCAGTCGATTCCTTTTTTAACTTCTTTTTTGTCATAAGATGTATGCTGATTTTCATCGACTTCTACTATCACAAAATGAGTAAGCGTTTCAAAAACAAAATCGGGGCGTTCTCTTCCACACGATGTATTGATGGATTTATCATATGAGATGTATTCATGTTGATTACTGTCAAAAAGCTGTCTTACGTCGTCTTGTTTGACTAGTCTCACTTTCTTCTCTAAGAATTTTCCACAATTCTGGCAAACATCGTTCTCATCAAGAAGATATAACAATCCACAATTCTCACATTTTTTCTCAACGAAATTTTTCATATCGGGTTTCATATGATTTTCACAGAAATTATTTTCGTAGTGTCCGTAGATAGCAAGTTCTTTACAATCTTCTGAGATACATTTTTTTCTTGGGCGGTAAACCATTTTTCCCGATTTGTGAAAAGAACATCTCGATGATAGCATTCCAGGTAGACCGAAGGTTGCCTCCGTTTTACAGTCTTTCACGTTGCATATTTTCACTTTCAGATTGACCATATTTGATATTCGATGTTTAGAGCAGCGGCTTGGTTTGTCTCCTACATATCCATATTTGGGTTGAATTGAGCATTCTTTTACCTCACATACAGCATCGTAGTGATTTTTCATATTATTTTCCTTATGTTCTCCGCAAAATACCGGTTTTGTTTGAGACGGTTCACTATAATACGCCCTTTTGATGCAATCCTTGACTTTGCATATCGTATGAGTTAGATCTACCATATCATCAGATTTATGGTCAATACATAACATAGGAGATTCTCCCTTCTTTCCATAATTAGGTTGCTTTTTGCAATCAGTATGAGCACATCGCTTATTTTTGAGATCAATCATATTTGGACTCTTATGCTTCTTGCAATGCGATCTCTCTCCGCCAGGTAGACCAAAAGTTGCCTCTTTAGAGCAATCTTTTCCTTTACACTTGATTTTATACACGTCAACCATATTTGGAGATGCATGCTTTCTGCAGTATAATCCTGGTTTCACACCAGGCAGATTAAATCGAGGCTGAGTGTCACAATCTTCTTTAGCACATGTCTTATTTATACTTTTCATATCCTTCGTCTTATGACGGATACAATGTGTTGGTCTTTCTCCAGAATTCTTGTAACTTGCTCTTGAAAAACAATCCTTTACTATACACCATTTATATCTCATCGTTACGTTTTTCATTTCTGGAGCTGCATGCTTTTTGCAGTACATGGGTTGAGACTCTCTTGGATCGTTATATAGCGGTTTTGAATTACATTCTGGCTTGGTACATTCAGTTGGACGAGCTTTGGAACGAGAAGTTTTGGGTCTTTTTGTGATATAGTTACATTGATCGCATTCATATGTTACTGGATTTGACGAATGTTTTGTTTTGATATGACGAGTCAAAGAAGATTTTGAGGCATAGGCCTTATCGCATTTATCACATTTATAAGGTTTTTCCATTTTTATTTTTCCGGAAAGCCAAATTCTGAATTCAATTTTTGGTTTGAAAATAGATTGTACATTTGGCTTTCCGGAAAAATTGAATTTATAATTTGACCTTTTAGTAGGTAAACTATGCAAAATAAAGAAGAAAAAGAGGAGAAAGGACTGGATGAAGTAAAAGATTACGACCCTCTTAAGGGAACAAAATGGGATTCTGTTTTCGGATCCAAATCTCCTTTGAGAGTGAAGGAAGTTCCCCTATATACATGGATTAAGGACGATACCATGCTGGAAATGTGGTTGAAAGTTGGAAAGAAAATGTTACCTAATATCTCCAAATTTTCTTTGGAGAAATATTTTTCAGAAAAATTTCCCAGCATTCTATCCATTCACTTAAGCGCAAGCACAAAGTTTTCACTTAAGCATCGATGACAAAAATTTTCATATCG